GACCGAGCGGGGTATGAATCCCTCAGAGTCGCTCTTCTACGAGGTTGTTCCCTTCTCGATACTACCGGGGGGTGTGTTAGGCAGGGGTACTGGAAATGATGCCTACGGGCCGGCACATTTGCAGGCATGGTCGGGAAGTAAAACCTTAGCAATAATGAACACGACGAAGGAAGCGTTCATGGCAACCACCGCTTATCCCTGGACGGCGTTGTCCCCCCCTGAAAAGGGGGTTCTACAGGATGGACTCCCAGCGGAGGATTCGATACCAAAGCGACCAGCCCTAAACCTCCAGGCAGACCAGTCAGAGGTTGTATATAGTACATTAAAGTGGAAAGATTCAGAAGAATTAGCAAAGCAAGTTAAAGATGCCCAAAACCAGCTATTAAACAAGCTACAAACGAAACAGAAGGTGCTTGAATCATTCTTTATGCAAGACCCAGATGAACCAGCTGATGCTGTGATTGAACCATTGAAACCTATCCCCAAGAAAGTTGTTATTAATAAGCAACCATTATCAGTTAATAGACAGGATTGGACGATGGATGGATATGTAAAAATGGATGAGTCAGAAAAGAAGCATAAAGGTAAAAGCTGGGTGGTAAGTGTTGATGATGTTAAACTCGCCACTAAAGCCGATCGACGTATTGTAAGTGAAGACAATGCGATGCGTGATTTTATGACTAAATCAGGTTTGGTGACTCAAGATATACATTTTAAGTTAATTAATTCACGTGCTGCGCGCCGTGCTAATAAACATCATCATAGTGGCATCAAATGATCGAGATAAGATTTTTCGATATTTTGCATTATCTTGCGCAGCAGTTACTTCTATCAGTGCAGCATTCATTATCATTTATTCGACCGAATGATTACTATTTTTATGTGGCTATCATTCTTTTGTGGGTATTATCATTAATAGTGATATGTGCGGGCGTATCACTATTATTATGGTGGATTAAGCCGATATTATTTTATGTATTTATGGTATTAATTATCATTTATATGACTATGTGTTTAATTGTAGTTATACCATCTATTATTTTGATATCAATTTCTGTTCATATGGAGACCAGGTCTTTATTTATCATATTTTCCTTATTGTATGTACTGATGCTCATCAGAGCACCAGTCTTATTAATTCATAAGATACTATGATGAGACATGCCAAGAAGCGACCGGTCTCCAATGATTTTTATAATTCTAATAGAGAGGTTAAATTAATCACTACTAATATGTGTTCATCGGTTCCATTACCCGCTTCATGTGAAGTCGAAGATCATAAGAAACATTATCATGAACATAAAAAGCCACATTATGAGAAAGTTGTCAAAGACGAACCCAAGAAAGAATTAAAGGTACCAGAATTACCCTTGGTCGCAATTTCGAGCGACCGCTATCATTTCGAAGACTTCTCATTACGCCCTATATTTAGGGGCATTCCTTTATTATGGTCAGTACGTAAATTAATCAATACTACAGGAGAGGTAGTTTCATCGATTCCATGGTTAGGATGGCTTCATCAACCTATATTAAATATTAACCATAAATTTGAAGAGTTGGCGGTTAAAACATATCATTTGGTGCATATTTGGAATAATGATGTGCGCGTTGATGAACGACCATTGGTTAATAGATACGCACAAATCCAGAAGATGGTGGATATTCAAGGGGAAGTAGTTGTTGAAGAATATGGACATGGCCAATTCATGACAGTAAGTTTAGATTTATTTTTCAATGTAATTTGGTCAACAGTTAATTTACCAACTATCACCAGAGATCAAGTATTAACCATCATTAATAATGTCACTGGCTTGAATACTTCGATGTTTGATATGCCCGTAGTACAGAATACTATTACAATGATTTTGGATTATAAAGAGTCAGTTAGACAAAATTATTCAATTGAGGATTTTCAGGAGTGCGTAGACCAAACTATCCACGAAGTTATTTGTACGGTTACAAATTTGATGAGTATCGGTTCCCAAACTCTTACCCTGTTAAAGAAGATTTAACCATATCATACAGACGCGCGCCGAGATTGAAGCCACAGCGCGTGGCCCGGAATCTTGGATTAGATTTCGGGGTGGCACCATATATGCCGAATAGGTTAGATCCCAAGATGCAGATGGTAGCGATTGCGAAGAGGTTTGGAATCGCATTACCTCCCAACCAATTTAAAAGAAGCTTTCGGAACTATATTAGGCGATGGATAAGGGATAATTTAGAACCTTTAAGGAGAGATACAGATCTGACGATAGAACATTGGCTAGAAGGAACAACCTACCCGGAATGGAGGAAGATCCAGTTGCGATTAGCTGCATCGGATTTATGGAAGGTTCCTTTAGCAAAGCTTAGAACACTCAAATCATTCATTAAAGTTGAAGAATATACTGAACCTAAGATATGCCGATGGATCAATGCAAGGAACGACAAGGCAAAGGTATTATTTGGTCCATATATTAAAGCGATCGAAGAACAGGTGTATCAATTACCGTGGTTTATTAAACATATTCCAGTACCAGATCGAGCTGCTGAAATTGAAAAACGATTAGGTAAA